TGATAGTCGTCTGGAAAAGATGACTTAGCGATACCACCGACTGTATTTGTCTGTGATCCGAATGCCAAGCCTTCCAAAAGACCAGTTGAGAGACCAGATGTAGTTGTTCCATTAAGTGAACCAAGATCGGTGAGAACTGTAGAAGTTCCAGCAACGAGCTGTAATTCTGCTTCGCGTCTGAACTGCTGCATCACACTTTTCAGTCGTGCTTCTGCAATAGATACTATCGCACGAGGACCAGAGTTAGACCGTTCCTCCTTCCAGGTAAGAATTAAGGGTATCGCAGAATCTGCCCAAGAATAATTTGCTGTCCTGAGAACGTCAGCTGAGCTAAGATTGATGGCTTCATAGCCACTTGAGAGTTGAGTTATCGATGAATGATCGGCAAGGCCGAGCGGCAAGGAGATTTTTTGTCCCCCATCTTCTTCCTTCACTCCGCCAGCACTTTTAATTTCGTCCAGAAGAGGAACTGACTTGTAAAGGTTGTTGACCATATCATCTTTTAAGATCCTTAAAGTCGAACTTAGGATCGCATTTGAGATTGCCATTTTTATTTTTCCTTATTAAAAAATATTCTATAAAATTTTGCTTGATCAGTTATCCCCAACGGGGGTCCGACTAAAAACCTTGCCAGGCGGTGGTCATTTAGATTTTTTGTTAGCTTCTATCCATTTATATATAGCGTAACTTCCTTGTTTTTTAATCATTTCCGGAATATTTTTACGAGAACCTCTTGAGGAGCCTCCAACTTTTAATCCATATTCCCTTGCGGCGGACTTGTAAGTTGAGAGTTCTTCCTCCAAAGCTTTCGCTTTTGTGTTCTCGTGTCTTCCTTTAACGATATAGTAAGCGTTCTGTAGGGATAGGTTCTCATTCGCGATGAGCATCTTCCCTATCTCCTGTTTGTGTGTGTCAAGATCCGGATTTGCTGACTTAAATCTGTCAAGCTCGATCTGACTTTGTTGCAACTCATACTCATCTCTGAGTGGAGTGATCATCTCGCGTAGTCTCACTGCAACTTCCTTCTCTATCCTTTGCTCTATGGATTTTTCATCCCACGCGTCAAATATAACTTCTTTGTTTGCCTTCGCGTCAATGTTCTTTGCAAAGTCAGAGTTCAGTAAAGTTTTTCTCTCTGCATCCAGTGATTTTCTCATTCGAGATATCTCTTGAGTTTTTCTTGTGTAATCCTTACGAAGGTTAGCGATCAACTTTTGTGCGTCCGAAGGTAGATCTGAGAGTATCTGTTCGTAGTTCAGCCCTTTGTGCTCATCTTGATAGATGTCTCCTCTTAATTTTGCCTCCGCAAGTTCCTTGATCGAAAACTCATCACGTGCTTCTTTCCTTGCTTTTGCCTCCTCCTGTTCCATCAACATCTTATTCGATGCTGTTGGTTCAATATCTTTCTCGATCATTGTACGTGCTGCTGCTAAGGCAGATTCAATGTTATCGGATCGTTCTTTTCCAGGTGGTGATGCAATCTCAGTTGTCTGAGTTGTTGCTGTAGCTTCTGTCATTATTTCTCCTTATCTTTTGTATGACGAATGTGGGTTACCTTGTACCCTTGTCTTAAATAATTCTTCTAATTCTGCTGGTGGTGCTCCAGGTGTCTCAACGACCTCCTCAATAGCGACCTCCTCAGTTGGTGCCCCACCGCTTACCTGCTTGAGAAAGCTCTTGAAGATGGAGTTCCCACCCAATGCATCAAGAATTCCCGCTGCCTCTACCATTGCTCGATCATCCACGAGAGCCTCAAGTGCTGGTACATCCTCAGGATCAAGTCCAGCATCGGATCCAGCCTGAATGATCATTGAGATAGCAGTCGTTAGTTCTGTTGGAAATTCCTCAAGATCAGCCTCGACTGCAGGAACGAGCGGTGCCTCCGGATCGAATAGGGGTAGTATATCATTCACACTATCAATGAGCGTGTTTATCTCTTTCATTGAGAAATCACCAACAGGATTTGCAGCAGCGAATGCGGCTGCAGCAGCCTGATCAGCTTCCACATTTGCAGCGGCCAGTTCAGCCTCAGGTAAAGCGGGCGGTGCTGCTCCAGGTGTGGGTGCCATACTGCCAGCGACCGGTGTCTCAATATCTATCTCTTCCAAAAATCTATCTCTAAGTGCCATAATATTATCCTTTTATTGATTTGTCAAGTAAACCTTTTTCCTGAAGGCGTTCAACGGAGTATGTCTCTGCTATCGCTCTTCCCTTACCCTCTTTATCGTCTCCATATTTTTTTATGTTAGCGTTATATGTTTCCATATCTTTCAGATGTTCTTTGTGATCATCCTCACTCTTATCTATCACGTTTGTTATAACACTTTCATTGTAATTTGACACACGAACTAATCCTTTTGCCTCACATAATTTATCTTCCACAGCAGGTGATGCGACATGTCGACCTAACGTGTCTGAGTAATATCCATTCACACCGTACCTACCAGTCATATCACCCCACCTGCTCGGTGTGAATGCGAATATAGATGTCTGCTTTTGAAGCTTCTCACTGCAGTGCCCACATAGATGCTCCTCCTTACTTTCCTCGAATGATTGTAGAAATTCCCAATCTGCGTCGCAGCCATAACAATGAAAACAGTAAAGTGGCATATTATCCTGTAGGTAAAAACGGTGCTATTTTTTCAGGGCTTGCACCCATCACAGCGGATTGAAGAGGTGTCTCAGTTTCCATTTGTATCCCAGATAAACGACCTTTTCCTTCCTCGAGGATCACCTCCACGAAATCCTCTGGGAGGTTAAGAACCCGGACGACCTCCTTGAGAAGTTTATCAGGTGGAACACCCAATGCTGTAAGTGTGGGAATATTCTCGAGAAGTTGTCGTTTAGCGATGCTCTCGCTCATCGGTGTGCTTGATTGATCTGAAGCGAAGAACTCAAAATCCCCTCTTAGATCATCCGCCTTGACGATCTCAGCACTTCCCTCAAGATTAATTATGCTTGGTACCTCCTCCTCGATGAATGTCGCGAGACAGCAGAGATATATCTTTGCAAGCAACTCTATCGCGTAATCACGTTCTCGAGCGAGACGACCTATCTCACTTGCTGAGTAGGCTGCCAGTGCTGCGATCTCACTTGCTGTTGCCTTTGTCGCAGTTCCACGGGTGAAAGGTGCGAGGATGCTTCCGGTATCTAGATCTCCCTTGACATCCTGATAGTATTTCGATAACTCAGGAGGCATAGGATTATGTGGGAAAGCACGGATGATGCCATCAAGGTTATCCTCTGCAACCTCAACGAATAATCCATCTATACCACTTGTTACCTGTGCCATGCTCTCCTCATCGAACACACCGCTCTTCACGATGTACTGACGGGATGCCTTACGAACTGCGTTTGCCTGAAAGCTTCTTATGATGTTGATCTCAAATAGCTGGTCATAAACACGTCGGACAGCTGAGTATCCATCCATCGGCTTACTTGGTATCCTATTAAAGTAAAGCGGAACGATAGGTGCCACGGGCTTACCAGAGGCGTCTCTGAATGGTACGTATCCTTGCTCCAAGATCTTATTCTCACGTTGCAGGTGTGGGCAGTAGAAGCAGAGGTAATCATCGTCGATGGAGTATAACTCAAAGATCAGAACGTGATCATCAAGTGTTGATCCTCCCACACTGTTATCCTCACCTGCTATGGGATCGAAGAAATCATCCTTACGTTCTCCCTCAAATTTAGCGCTCCACTTGCTCTTCGCCTCATCAAGTGGCATCCAGTACTTATGACCCATGTAACGTTGCCGATCCCAACTGGGAGCATCACGATCAACGATGATCTCCCAAGGTGCGACAGCGACAGGAATTATTCGATCGTATAACTGAACATCATCCTGAGGAACTAACTTGAAGAATGCCATAGGATATATCAATGCCATACGTGCTGCATTCTCTATCGCTTGTCGTGCTCTGAGAAGGAAGTTATTCACGACTGCCTTGCTCTTCTCCCTGTTCCCCATATTACGAATGCCCTTCTTGAGCACGATCGCTGGGTTCTTAGAGAATAGGGAGGCGATGTATGATTCGACGTATCCGTATCCCTCAGCCGTCTGAATGCTTATCATATTATTTTCGGATGTTCCGTATCCACCTATGGAGTATCCTTGCTGCCAGAATCTACACTCATAAACATTCTTGAAACGTCGGAGGTCAGATCTCTGTTGCTCCCAATACCGATCGTGATTATCAAGAATTAACTCGATATCCTTCTGCTTGTATCCCATTAGTATGTTCCCCTTCCTTTTGTTGAACCATTGATATTCCACGGTAAAGCACGTGCAGCCATTGCAGATCTTTTCTTTTTCTTCCAATCATTAAAAATATCAGTATGCACGTAGGTTTCCAGATCTAATGGTATATCCTTGATCGCGTAATATGCCAGACACATCGACACGACAATATCGTCGTGCCCTCCCACCGGATGACAAGGACGATCATTATCATAATATATATTCGAGAGTTGCGTAATTACCATCTTATTTAATTTGAACAGTAGATTATCAGATATTATATCCCTGAGTGTCTCGAATAGTAAAGGCCTTGTTTTCTTAGTTGTAACAAAATGTTTTCCTTTAGGGCACTTCCATAATTTTCGGTAACCTAGATCCTTAAGTTTCCATAGAATTACCTGCCCGACGCTATTGCTCTCAACTATCACCTTGGCCTCGTTCCACTCCCACGCTATATCAACGAGCGTCTCTGTAAATTTTATCGGTTCTGTCTCATTACACCAATACTGAGCAACGACCTGCCGTGAGTTGATGTCTATGACGCTGATCGCGCTATAGTCAAGGCCAACACCTGTAGAGGGATCAACACCTATTATGTACGCACCACGGGGATCAACGTTCTCGTATCGCTTATACTTGCTTACAGAGTTTGGGGTAACCTCTATTCTCTCCAGTGATGTGTGGCAGAAGTAGGGTCGACCTGAGGAACGGAATGCCTCTTCTATTGACGATGGATACTCCCTCATAAATTTCTGTTTTCCAAGCGTGGTTATCTGCTTACGACGCCAGTACATCTGCTCAATAGTGAGATCATACTCCATCATGAAGTCCTTCTCACCCTCACGTAACTGAAAGGTAGGAGGGCATTTCTGCTTGTAGTCGGGATGCTGGTACCAAGGGTAGAATAAAACTAACCACTCGCTGTGGCCATACTGGGCTCGTTCATTGATGTTATCGAACACCAGGTCGCTGAACTTATCACCTAGTATGTTAGGAGTGCTCTCTATTATGATCTGATTACCACCAACAGTGGCCATTATCGTGGATAGAAATTCCTCTTGGTTATCGTAGAAGGCGAACTCTGAGAGGTGTGCAGCGTCAAGTTGAAAGGATCGTGTACCTGTCTTGGCGCCTGCTGTGAAACTCTTTAGGGATGCCTGGGTATCCTTGAAGATCATCTCACCCTGGGAGTTCTTAAGAAGGGTGCGTTTCATACCACGTGGTAGGTTGTCATTGAATACCCGATCCATCTTCGACACATTGTATGACGCGTCACGTGTGTGTGCGACGCAACCGTAACTCTTCGGTTCGTCGTCGTAATAGGATTGGTAGAACATCCAGGCACGCACCATCGTGGATATTCCCATCTGCCGTGCCTTAACTATGATTATCTTATCGTACTTCTGAAGTTTATCAAGCAGGTCGGCTTGCACATCAAATGGATCGAAGAAGTCAAGTCGTTGGCTTTTCTTCTTGTAGATCGTTAAGAGGCGGATGAAGGTATCAAGGGGGAGAACGTCGCGTTTGGCGTTCGCCGAGGCTCCGCTTCTAATTTTCACGCTTTCTCTTTATCTCAGCGAGGCGTGCCACGAACGCGTTGTTCTCAGCAGCATCCTCTCTCTCTGCTTGTAGCTCTGCCATATCCTTCATTGCCAGCACCAGTCGAGAGAGATCTTGGATCTTAAGCTGGGAAAGCATCTCTGGGTGATCGATGAAATGAAGGAAGTATAACTCCAACTGCGCCCAAAGGACGTCATTTAATTTATGATCGCGCACTGCCTGTTTAAGCCGCCTTAATACGTGCAGTTGGGTGAAACGAACCTTATTGGCCATAATAAAATCTCCATTGATGTATGATTATATATATCAATGGAGAGAAGTTTAATATATATTTCCCCCTACCCTCTATAGAGGTAAAGTTACGGGGGCACTTGCATACGCTTAAGAACCTCAGTGAGTGTCTTACCCATCTGCTCCTGTAGTCGTAACCAATGGATGCCCACTCTCATCTCAGTTCGCTGTGCCTGAGTTAGGGTGCGATCTGAGATGAGGCGAACCTCCAGCTTATAGATGAGCAGATCGATCGTGTCTATGGCGATCTTCTTCATCGATCCTAGCGTTCGTCAAGCGAAGCTTTCCTTCGCTTCAATCTGTATGTGATCGTGATGATGTTGATGATCTTAGGTTTCGATCCACGCTGTGTGTGCACTACCTCACCAATCTCCCATCCTAATATGCGGATGGCATCGAACACCCCATCAAGGTATGCTTGATATGCCAGTGTGTCACCCTTCCACGTCTTCCAGTTAAATACAAGTTTCTTTTCCATTATCTCTCCTCTCCATATAATCCCAACCATACCAAGCTGCAAAGCGTGCATCACCACGCCAGAAGAACCAAGGCATCCTATGCTGAAGTTCAAGGCGTGTATCCATCATCCAATCACGACGCTTGAGTGATTGATGGAAGTTCCTTGCCCAATGCCTACTGTTGGAAGGACATTGGTTGCCATCATCTATCAGATAGGCATTGAAATGGCCGATCGATGTATCGTATTTCTGCCACCATGTGCTGTATGTGAAGTTATCATCGAAGCGTTCGAGGTATGTATCCAACCAGGGGTATGGTGATCCCCACCTGGAACCTTCAGCAAGTGGTATGTGCTCGATCACCTCATGGAATATACCACAAGAGTAGCGAGGTAGTTTATCACCGATGTGCACGTTCTTGATGTTGAACTCATCACATAATCTCTGAAGAATTCTAAGTGAGAGTTTATTCTTCTCATCGACGTAGATATCAGAGTTAGGGAAGTTGTGTGCCATGTAGAGTGATGATAGCCCTATACCGCAGCCAACATCGAGTATCGTGCGAGGTGTGTATCCAAGATGATTGAAGTACATAATGTTCTTGCGTACCACACCCGTTTGGCGAAGGGTGTCCCTCTTAGAGTTGGTGATCTGTGCAGTTACATGTATGGCGCATGATACCGTTTCGAAGATGTAATAGGGATCATCGTAGATACGTGTGTCGTAATGTGTGTGCCACTCCTTGAGGAGACGCCTGAGTATGGGGGAGCACCTATCACCAAGCATGCTCAGTTCCCTCTCACTGAAGGTATCCTTCATCTCATCACGTATTATCACGAGTAGTCGATCCCTTGTGAGATCCTTTAGCTCAGGTAGCCAGTGGTGGGCTCCTATTGTGCGGCGGTATTTACCATTTTGGTGGTGCTCAACGAGGTCACCATCCACATCCCATTGTGGAAAGCGATAGTTCTTTGTTACCCGATGGGATATGGGGAGAGTGTGCTCTTGATAGGGGAAGTATATATTCATCTTCATCGCCCCGGGCCTACTTCGATATCCATAATGGTACCAACACCACCATATCCTTCTTCGCATCCCGTGATCTCGTAACCATGATCAAACATGGTTAAAGCGCCGGCGGCGATGGCAACATCCTTTGTTCTAATAATAACCTTGCCGAAATCCATGGGAAAGAATGATGTGATCACAAATGTGGTATCACAATCACCATTGCAGGTGTTTCGACAGAGGCATCCATCTGGTTCTTCCTCTTGAATATGATTGATGATGTTGGTCATTTCTTCTACTGCTAGCATTTTATCTCCTTAGTGGGGGTTCCTATGTGGCGTTCGTCGAAAGAAGGATCTTCCTCCTTCGCTTCTATTATACCACCATATACATAGGATTACACGACTTAAAAAAACTATTTTGTTTTGTAAAAGTGGCCAATAGAGGGGCTCCAGGGACGAGGGCTATCGTGAGAGATGAGGCGGACGTCGACATCGTAGAACCCGTGTAATCCGTGCCACCCCGTGTGCTCCGAGATCTCCTCTTCGATCTCGCGGTATATTCACATAGATATTCATCCACGTATCCATACGTAAACAGTGAGAATACACCACGTAATAACCGCGATGCACCCTCACCATTGCATATCCATTAGTAACAACGGGAGGCGTAAAGTTTGATAGGACCGGTATCCAGCTTCAGCTCTCGGATACTACCATCATCATTGAGGTAAACATCTTGAACTGATAGCCATTGATCTTTTACGAAGATCTTGAAGAGATATCCTTGTTCTTTGTCGTCCTTTACAGCCTCGATACGTGCGAGGAAACGATTGCAGTGTTCTGGGATAGGAGAGCAATCATCCTCGAAGAGGAACTCTTGGTTGATGAAGTAGGTAGGATCGATGATTACGTTGTTTTTGATTGTGATTGTATCAGGCATTTTATTATTCTCCTTGTGAGAGTGTTGTGGGTTGAGGATTATCAAGTTCAACAAGACCGCAGTCAAGCCATTCGATAAGTGTGCGGACACGAGTGCTCTCATTCTCTGGGTTCATGAGATACCGAAGCAGATGATTTTGTGTATCGGCTTTCTCTACCCACCACCCAGTTGATAGGCACATCCGTCCATCCGTGTGTATCCATAGTTTTACAGAAGATGAGACAAATCCATCCTCGAACATCACTGTTATCTCATATCGGTGTGACCCAAATCTCTCGTCCCATACCTTTTCAGGTGTGACGTCGATGTAGCCTGACAGGTATGTCATGGTGAATGTGTTGCTTGGATCCTGAGTGTCGGTGCATTTTAGTATTGTTCCTGGTTTTATCATTTTATCTCCTTGTTGGGGGGGTTGAAAGCCTTTTATTAGGCAATATTATTATAACACTTCTTTTATTTAGTTGCACGAGTTACCATTCGATGGAGATGCCAAACGTAAGCTCATTATCCTCGGTCACATCTTCATCCACGATAATCTCATCAGGCTCATCATCAAGGAGGCCCAAGATGTAATGATCCATATCGTTTCTATCCATTGCGATAATCTCCATGCCGTATCCGTCGTATACGTTAACGAGGTAGATATTATCATCATCAATATTGGGATAACTTTGTTTGTTTATGTTTGTTGGCATTGTTTAATCCATTGTTGTAGTGTTCTCTATT